GTCATAGTCGCGGAGTTCTGGAGTAAACTGGCCTGTCTTTTTTAAATATTCATAGAGCGTCTTGCTCGCATAAGCGAACGTCTGGGGCACGGTTGGCTTGCTTTTGCCGTCCCACGGTTTTCCCGCCAGTATGCTTTCATCCGTTATAGGCGGTCCTGGCGGCTCAGCAACGGCATCGATCTCCCAGGCAATATCTGGATCTTGCCCCTTGTCCGACAAGAGCTTCGCCGTCTGGCTTGCCATGAAACGATCCTTAGCATCGTTGTCAGCGTAACCCTGCATCGTGTCGGTGATCTGCCGGTAGGCGGGATCGTAATCGAGACTGCTCATTGCGGTACTCCGGGGTCCACTTCATCGCTACGCGTAAAAATGTTCCGAATTTTATCTATCCAGTCAGAATCTTCTTCTTGCGTCCTGGCTGGGTCTTCTCTTAGCGGCGGCGGGGGTGATGGATAGAAACCGCTATAAGCACCCTCGAGCATCTTGAGCGCACGCTCAGTCGCGTACAGTTGCCGCACGGTTACGCGTTCGTTTTTGCTTAACACAAGACCTTTATCTCTAAAGTCTTTTAGATCTTGGGGTGTCAATTTGTAGGTTGCTAGGTTTTTACCTGCTAAGGCTGCGGGCCGCAGAGCAAGCGCCTCGCGTAAGTGTATCTGCTTAGCGGCGTCAATTTGGCTTTTGATTGCTTGGACATCGTCTTGCGCAAAGGACGCGCTATCAAGGTTAGGTATTTTGGTAAGCGCCGGCAGCGCTTGACGCACAGTTGCGGGCACGTTTCTCATAAGAAAGCTAATTGCTTCTTTCTTGTTCTTTGCGACATTGTCCACGTAAGCGTTGTAATAAGCTTCCACCGGCCGCTGGCCGAGTTGCAAATTTCTATTGAACTGAAACAACGCGGCCGCCTGCTCCGGCCCGCCGTCCACCGACACTGATCCATAAGAGGTTTCTTGCATTTTCATGGTTGCTCGTTTGAGAAAGTCGCGCATTTCTTTAATCTGCAGCGCTTCCGGCGTTTTCTTCCGCGTGTCATCAATGCGCTTTAGCAGCTGCTGCCGCGCTTTTTGACCGATACGCCGTTCCAGGTGGTCGTTCTTTACAGTCTTCACAGCAGCATCGAGGTCTGCATCTGTCACCGCTTGATCGATTTCATTGTCCAAAGCGTTGACGCGCGTTGGGTTGATGATGTCCGCAGCGCCGGTAATCATGTCCTCGAGGACGGCCTGCTGGCGCGGCTCGACACGCGCCCTTCGCACATCAGTTACACTGACAGGGCGGGGCTCTTTGCCCGTGCGTTTTGTAGGATCAGTCTGATCCCAGATCCGGCGCGCGAGGATCTCATCAGCTATAGATTCGAAATCCGTTTCTTGCTTACGATTAGCATTGATGAACTCACGGTTCTCATTAGCGATTGCTTTCGCTGTTTGAGCCTTTTGCTCGCGCTCCAGATCCGACTGCACCTGTGCCGTAATCCGCAACATGCGGTCTGGGTTGATCTTGTTGTACTGCGCAGCAGTATTAGGGTTGGTGCTTCGCATGTTGTTGTAGACTTGCTGCAACTTCCCAACATTGCCCTGCGCATTGATGATGTCCTGGTTTAGCCGCAGCTCCTGGATCGAGCCCTCGGCTCCAGCCGTGTACTTGTAGACATCCTCTGCCGACCAGTTGCCGAGCGCGGCATACTTCTGTGCTTCAGTCTGGAATGCGTTCCACTTTGATTCGTAGAGCTTACTGCCATGCGGAATGCTTGCCAGCTCGAGCGCCTTGCCTTGCAGGTACTTTTTTGATTCGGCACGCGAGAAGTCCAGATAGCGTTTCTGCAGCAGCGGCTTGGCCTGCGTCATAGTCGATATTAAATCGGCGTTTAGCTGCGTCTGAACGGCACGGCGGATGGTCTTATCTTTGATCTTCGACAGGATATCCTGTTTCATGAACAGGCTGAGGCTGTTCTCAACGGATAGGCGCTTGTCGTTGTAGTTTTGCTGCTTACCGCCCTGCATCCACGTATTGACGCCCTGCAGCGCTGCGTTGCTTAGAACCTTCTCGCGTTCCTTGCGAAAGGTCTCAACGTGGCCTGCTGTTTCTGTGGCAATCTCGATCTTACGAAAGTGCGTGCCCCAGGTGACGGCCTCATTGGCGATGGTAGCACCCATCTGCGCCTGAGCTGCGCCGACAGATCCCGCGCGACTTGGGTTCGCCTGTGCTGATAACATACCGCCGCCGTAGGCCGGCAGTTTGGTCTGCGCTTTATATTGTGGAACCTTCATCGTCTACCTCAGCATGTACGCGGTGCGGGAGATACCAGAGATGGCCGCGCTGGCTGCTCGGTAGTTCGAAGCGCGGATGGCGCTCTTGGCATCCATGCGGTTGAGGGACGCTGCCAGGCGCTCGTTGACGCCTTGTTCCTGGATGCCCTGGATCTCTGCAAATGTTTCCACCTGGCGTGCAACCAGTTCCTCATCCGCTTGTTTGGCATTATTTATATAAACATCGAGGCCGGTGCCCGACATGATAAAGCCGTTTTTGCGTGTCCGCTGCCCGACCTCGGATTGCAGCTCGGCAAAGTCATCAACAAAATTGATATCCGCAATGTCACGCGTGAGCTGCGTGAACTGCGCGTCAATCTCGGTCTTCTTTGCGTTGCGCTCTCGAATAGCAGCATTATATCTGAGCGCCGCTGCTTCAGCCTTGCCTTGGGCCCGAGCCCCCTGCACTTGCATGTATGTGCCGAGCATCGATGCGCCGGCGGCAACCTCTGTCATGTTGTCCTCGCATATAAAATGTGATTGGCACCGTCAGGCCCGTAGTTGGTCATCAAACCTTCGCGCTCAAATCCCATGAACTCGATAAACCGATGCGCCACGGGAAAGTCCTCTCGCACACTGGCCTGCAATCGCACCAGGTTGTCCTCGGCGATGATCTTGTCCATATGCCTGCGCAGCGTCTTGATCATCTTGAGCTTGTAATTGTCGATCTTATCACTCGGTATCAACCAGGCTTCGCCCATGCCTGGCCAGATCTCAAAGATGCCGCCGGCAACGATCAGGTGACCGTTATCGATCAGCGTAAAGCTCCGGTCCTCGCGCTTCATGTTCTCGATCCACCGCCGCTTGAGGAACTTGTGATCGGCTGTGGCTAGGCTTGTATTGAGCGTGAACAGCTCCTCGGCGTGATCGGGTTCGAAGTCGATCAGCCTAATCAAAGGTCTGTGCTCGAGCGATAATCGATATAATGGTCATCGGCAGAGGCAGGTCTTGCTGCACCATCACGTAGCCGTCCTGGTCATAGCCGGTGTTCAGCTCGATGCTCTTGTCACCAGTGAACAGCGGGATGGCCACATCCATGGCTTCCGCGCCGGATCTGAAACTGATGCGGTCTGTATCGTCGGCGTTCGCACCCACCAGGGCGTTAACGGTTCTGAACAGCCGGACGGTGACCTCATCGATGCGCTTGATCTTACCCTGCGCCGTGCCGTCCGTTGCGCCAGCCTCGAGGCGCATGGTCTGCAGGCTCGAGGTGTATGGCAGGCCGACCACGGCCTTGGTGACCGATCGGTCCAGGCTGATAGCGCCAGACGACACTGTCTTGCTGTTATGCGTGGCACCGTTGCCGATGACATGCACCAGCTCGGCCTCGAGGTGCGTAAGCCCGCTTAGGCTGGTTGCAGCTGCGCCGTCATAGCTTAGGCCTGAGTCCGTAAAAAACGCGGCCTCGATGTCGGTGCCGAAATCCCAGGACTTGATGTATTCGATGTAGCGCTTGGTCGCACCGCCGATGGTGCGGTTGACGATCATATACAGGTGATCTTCCTGCGTGCCTGGTACGGTCGCGATGCTTTCGACCAGGGCGTGGCTCTGGCTGGTCGGCACAAGCCTGATGGCGTCGGTGGTTTCCACAGTCAAGAAACCAACGCCGGCGCGCGTTGTCTCGTAGATCGTGACTACGTTGGCCGCTGGGTTGGCCACCGTGAAATCCGCATGTGCGTTTATTCGAGTATAGATGTTGTCGGCGGTCACATTATTGCTGGTGTTAGGCCGCCACCCTAGAGATGTATCGGCAGGGTCAGAGCTGCCCGCCGCCTCAGACGTAAACACCACCTGGGTGCCGTCGCTTTTCGTTATGGTGATCTTGCTTCCCACGGAGATGTTGGCGTAATCCGCGACCGTGACCGTGGCGGTGCCACTAATGCCGCCTATCTTATGCTGATGCCAGGCAATCACCTGCTCATCACGGCGGTAGGTCATGCCGACCAGGACGCCATCGGAGCGCACACCCCAGACAATACTGTCGGGCTCTTGCTGATAGGTCAGCTGCGTCAGACCATTCTCGGTTACATGCTCCGACAAGATTGTCAGATCCGGCGCGATGTAACTGTCACTGTCATAATTGTACGTCAGCTCACGTATCTTGCGCGCAGCTCGATGCAAGAACAGCACTGCGTTGCCAACCTGGACCGGCTGCACATCCGCACTGCCATACGCCGACTGCTGTTTGATCTGCGCATTGGCCGGACTCAACGGCTCATCGGCACCCGATGCGCGCACGGCGAACTCGCCGCCCGATGTGCCGACAAGCAGCGATCTCGAGCTGCTAAGGTACCTGATGACGTTCACCTGGTTCGAACCGATGGTGTAGGTCAGGGCACTGTCGGCCAGGACGCCTGGCGTGAAGTTCTCGTAATCACCGCCGACAGAGAAGAACAAGGACTGCGGCTGGTTGGCCGTTGAGGCAAACACCAGGCGTTGTTCGTAGAACGCTACTGATGATGGATAGTTGGCCAGGTAAAAAGCACCAAGCCGCCACTCATCATCGGCCTCGAGCTTGCCGACAATTGTAATCGAGGCGCTCGCTGACTCGTTCGCGACATCATCAGACGGTGCGATCAGCAACGTGTCTGCGGTCACCTGCACCAGGAGGTAGTCGGTGTTATTGCCGCCGGTGCTCGCGCCGGTGACCGTAATGGTCATGCCGGTCTCAAAGCCCTCATCGATAAAGTTTTTGGCCGTGTCCGTGATCCGGTCATTATGCTCGAGGCCGGTGCTTGAGGGATCTCCCTCAACGAACGCAATAGTCGAAGCGGTATAGGTGGGCTCTAGTTCCGCGACATACCGCTCGTTCTCGAGGGCGGTAGCGGTCACCGTGGTCGTATTGGTCACCGCCGTGATCTTTGCGTAGCCATGGTGCAGCTTAATAATGCGCCCGACATCGACGCCGGCGGTGAACCCATCGCCGCCGTTTACGCCGGTCACGGCTGAGGCTGTGATCGTGATCGAGCTGCCGGTGCGCGCGCTGGCGGTCATAGTCGTTGTCGTTGTGTTGGTATCGAGCAGCGGGCCCCGCGCCAGGTCAACGTCTGTGATCGTCCAGGCCGTGTGCGAGGTTCTCGAGATCTTGCGAACAGGGTGATCAGGATGCACCACGTACATCACATCTGCAGACTGCGCGAACTTTAACGCATCGAGCTGCGCGGTTGTGTATGTTGTCGTCACCTCGACGGCTGCGGCGGGAGATCCGCTGGTGACCGAGCCTCCATCTTTGAAGATGCGGAACCCGTTGTTAAAGAACTCCAAGATATAGGCCTGGGTCACGTTGAATTGGAAGGGCACCAGGCGTGACTGCGCAGCGCTCGATTTGCACTCGGCCACGTACCTCGAGCCTGGCCGCCTCGATGCCCCGCCATGCGGGTGCACCAGGAAGTTCTCGAGCTGGTTGCAGCCGTTGTAGTACTTCGACAAGTCTGTCCGGCCGCCAAGGCGCGGGCTCAGCTCGCCGGCTGTAAAGTTAGAGAATGCAAAGTTGGCTTTGGCCATCAGAGCCTCGAATTGACTAAGACATCAGACTGCAGTGCGCCGGACGTTGTGACGCCAGTGATGGCACCAGGCGTGCCCTCGGTCGCATCCACAAACCTAGCCTCGGAAAGCTTGCTCTCGTAAAGCTGAAACATATTTGAGGTCAGGGATGATGATTGCACCAGGGCGAAACTGATGTCGGCAGCCAGGCGCGCGGCGATAGCTTCGACCAGCAAGGCGTCCCACTGGTTGGGATCTGTCACCCTGGCCAGGTAGACCAGGTTGATGGTGGATTCGTCACACAGGATCTTACGGCCCTCAACGCGGAAATCGATGTCCAGGTAGTCGAGGCGCATGACGCGCAGGCAAAAAGGATCTGTAGGCAGCGTGAACTGATAAGACCAGTCGAACGCCGGCGCATCGGCATCAGCTGCCAGCGCAACGCGTTGCATTGCGCAGTTCCAGGGATGGGCACGCAGCACCGAGTCGCGAACGGCATCGAAACGCTGGTTTGTCACGCGGCCGGACTTACTGTCCTCACCACGCGAGATGATATTAGTCGCGCCGATCATGTTGAGCGCGCTGTTAATTGTTTCGACTTCAGATGCCATCGAGGGCCCCCAAAAATATGAGTAGTACGCGCCGCTCCCCTTCATGGGGCTCGACGCAGTGCTCCTGGTCGCAGCTGTAACTCAGCAGCGAGAGGTAGTGCTTATATTCAGCCGCAGGGTCTCGAAACCTAAACGCACCGCCAGTGAACGTATCCGGCGGTGAAAGCAGGACGCTGCCTGAGTATCGGCACCAGGGCATATGGCCGCCGTCACCCGTATCCACATGCCAGCTATGGCCATCAGCCTTGCGCTCTACTCGCGCATAAGCCTCGGGTACAACGTCACCTGGCATCAGATCCCGCAGCCGTTCAACCAGGGGATGCTGCAGATCGACGCGGCCGACCTGGAGACTGGCGGCCTCTTCAGCCGTCAGCACATCCGGCAGCAGCTGCCTTATTTCTTTTTTGCCCAGCTCGGCGTGTTCGTGCGGGCGCGGATCTCATCGGGGTCAACAACGGCGGCACCGGATGAGGTTACGATTGCTTTTGCTTTTTTGGCGGCAGGTTTCTTAGCCATAAATCACCTATTTGGTTAAACAAGGAAATGGGGGAGCCGCAAACGCCAGCTCCCCCACTTAATCAGTCGATAACGTACTCGATCTGAAAGCTCATATCGCCCGCTGCTGCGGTAGCCGCAGCTGCTTGAACCGTGACGGCCAGGTAGTACTGAGCGTCATCCGGTTGCGACGAATCGCCGGCGTCTTCCCAGACACGCTGGCCGCAAAGATTGATATTGCGAGCTTCGAACGCGTACTCGGTGAAGGCCGTAGCGGCCTGGCCGAGCGTAATCGCTGAAGCATAGCAATCTTCATCTTTGACGGTTCCATCGGTCTGATAGAGTCCGACATTGAACGTCAGGGAGGGTGAACCACCACTGTCGAGATCATCCGCCGCCAACTTGATTGACGTAACAGAGGCTCCGACAGGCAATGCCGCGCACATAATGATATCGTTATTGTCGATATCGGTTGTGGCTAGAGCAATGGTGCCCTGAGCCACGCGCTTGCGTGCATGCTGTTGGTAGATCGGGTTAAAGACCTTGGGGCTCGCTTCGAAATTGGAAACGAGAGTGCTATTTTTCGTAGTCATTAGCTATCTCCTTTCCTTATTCGCTGCACAGGATTTCGCAGACTTTCGCCTCTTCCATCCTGGTAGCTCCAAATGAGGCACAGACATACACTTGCGTGCTGTAGCTCTTGTCTGCGCGGGGTTCGATCTTGGTCATCAAGTCCTTGCCCATGGCCAGTTTGATGCCGTCCTCGGCCCAGGCAAATACCTTGCGGTAGCTGCTGGAGTCCGTGTTCAGCCTGGTCGTAGTGATGAACTTGAAGCCCATGAAGGTATCGATCTCACCTTGTACAAGCGCCTTTCATACCAACTACGGATTTCCCCGCCGGCTTGCGCCGTTTGTGGTCTGGACTATCCCTTCATCCCAGTAGGATGCTGCCCGTCTAGTCTCTACACCTTCCCATCGCTGGGCTTGGCTCGGGATTAGCATTTTAAAGCCTTCCCCGAATTTGAGCAGTTTTCGTCTAGATGTTGCCACCTAGATAGGCAAAGTATTTACCGAGTTAAAATCCGCGCTTGTCACCGTGGTGTTATTGAGCAGGTCTTCGATCTGCTCAGGGCCCACCGCGATATAAAGTGGTATCGACGGATCTACAGAGCCATTGGCGAAGACCTTGCGGGCCTCGACCAATTTGGCAATGGTCAATCCAGCAGCCGGAGATCCGACTGATACCGTGTTGGCGTTGCTCGTAGACGTTGATCCCGTCTTGCCCGTGCTAGCGGTACCTAGAGCAGCATCGATGATGGCATCATCGCAAGCCCTTCCGATAGCGTAGGCTGCCGCCTGAGCATAGCTCGAGGACGGCGAGATGAGAGTCTGGATCATGTCCTGCGAATCGATGAGATCCGCATATTCGTAGTGATCCA